ATAAAGGAAAAGCTAGTAGAATTGCTAAGTAAGAAGTATGGCGTAAACGTCGCAAACCTAAAATTTGTACCTACGTTTAGTAACTTGGCTAAAACTCAATCGGTCTTCTTTGAAGTACTCTCTATGTGTATGGAAGAAGGTATCCTACAGGATGTAACTTCTGATTTCTCTAAAATGATTAAAGGGAAAGGTGGAGTGGAAGTATTAGACGTAAATGATATAATTAAAGAATGCGCTGATTCTTCGCAAGATTTGCAGGAGAATATGTTAGTAAATTATGTGGACATCCCTAGATTAACTCAAGACCTCTCTCAGGTTATTGATGTTTTAGGTGCCTTAACTTACACTGACACAGGCGCAGCGGGTGGGGAAGAAATGCCAGCCGAAGAAATGCCGGAAGAGGAAATGCCTCAAGAAGAGATGCCTCAAGAAGAGATGCCTCAAGAAGAGATGCCTCAAGAAGAAATGCCCGCAGAAGATGGAGCAATACCCGCTGAAATGGCTGGAGAAGAAATGCCGGAAGATTCAATGGCTCAACAAGTACCAGCTGAAATGGGTGGGGAAGTCCCTGCAGAAGAAGAAGCGGTAGTTGGAGACGATGCTGATAGCGCGGTAGGTCTTGCAGGTGGCACAGACGCTCCTTTGGACAAAATCATGGCTGACCTATCTAAAATGCTAGGCATTCTAGGTGGAGGTCAAGAAGAAGAAGAGGAAGAGAATATTCCTGCTGACCAATATGGCTCTTAATCTAGCAAGTAACCTTGCTTAAGCCATCTAGTTAAAAGCTTTTGATGTTTAGAGTATAAGTTTAAAATATCCATAACTGTATATTCTAAAACCCTAACTGAGTCTTCTGTAATTACAGGAGGCTCATTGCTTTTTAAGTCGCTGAGTCTGTCAACAATTGTAGTAAGCAGTTCAATGTCACTTTCGGATATTGAATTAATTTTCGTCTCTTTAGTTTTTCTTGATTCCATGAAATTCTATATTAAAATCTAATTGGTTATAGGCATCTACTCTAAGTTTAGAATGTTTACCTAGGTAAGGAGCCTTATCTATAAAATCGTATATAAATACTTTATTTTTATTGTCGTGCTTTCTTAAAGTACGTCCTAAAGCTTGAATAGTAGATATTTCAGATTTCAATCCCCTAGCATTAATTAGGTGAGTTAACTCCGGAATATCTATCCCTGTCTGAAATATAATAGTCCCTATAATAACAGATGGACCTTTTTTATTTAAAAATTCAGATAACACCTTGCTTCTCTGCTCTAGACTATCTTTACCTTCTAACTGAAATGAGCCTGGTATATTATCTTTAAAATACTTAGCGTGGGATAAATTCTTCGTCATTATAAGTATCTTAGCGTTATCATCCATTATATTATCCACAATTTTTATAATAAGTTCATTTCTGCTCGTGTTATTAATAATATGGGAATCATATATTTCAGCGTACGTCATCTTTTCAGTTTCCATAGGGTCTACGTCGGGAAGTTCAATAAGCTGAATAGACGGTACAGTTAAGTACCCTGACTCCACTAGCTCTTTAGCAGTTACCTCTTCTATCTCCTGTCCCAGGAATGAGGTTAATGTTAGTTTGGAGAATCTATCTTTTGGAGGAGTAGCTGTTAACCCTATTCTATAACTTGCTTCTGGGAATGAACTTAGAACCTTCCTGGCTACTTTACCTTTGGCGAATTCGTGAATCTCATCAAATATAATAAACTCAGAAGTCTTTAAGTGCGTATCTATAACCTTATCAATAGACTGGATAGTGACTAACGTAAGGGGTTTAATATCAACTCCGTCCCCAAAGGCTATGCCATGTTCTATCCCACATTTCGTTAAAAATTCGGATGTTTGCTTGAGTAGTTGTTTCTTGTTAAAAAATAATAACCCTGTCCGACCTTCTAAAGCTTTTAGTATAGCCGCTATAACTATAGTTTTACCAGCACCTGTAGGAGCCTTAATAACACATGATTTCAGCTCTAAAGCCTTATCTATTAAGGCTTTCTGATAATCCCTAGGAGTATAATTAGGTAAGCTTATACCCTCTAACTTTATATTTTCCCTAGAGTCATGTAAAGTGTAATCTTCCTCTAAATAGTCTAAGTCCTCTAAAATGCTATATAATAAGCCAGTTCCGAATTTACCATTTGAAGGATTAAAGAAGTTGGAGTTACCATCCCAATGACCTTTCCTATATGCAGGGGTAAACTCATAACCTGGTGCCTTACAACTGTATTTTTTACCTAAAGCACTTAGAAGTTTCTTATCAGAAGTTTTTAATTTTGAGTAAATATTAGAAATATATATTTCCATAATTTTTTTAATTTATCTATTATAGATAAAAATACTAAATTTTTTTAAAAAACTATGACTGACAATCGCTCACTAATCGATATAGCTCAAGCTGCTCAAAGCAAAAAAGGGCAACAAGCTCCTGAAGTACCAACTTCTAGAATTACAACTGACAATTCCCAATCAGACGCACTTAAAGAGTTACTAAAGAAAGTAGACTCTAAGACTGCCTGGGTAGATGTTATGCTTCCAAGTAAAGGTTTAGTAGGAGGAACCGATTCAACTGTTCAGATTAGACCCTTTACATTTGAGGACGAAAAAATCCTAAGAACAGTCCAAAATGCAAATCAGGCTTCTAATACTATTAAAGTTTTGATGAATAGGACTGTTAAAGGTGTAGAGTATGAAAAACTAACCCTTGCTGATAAAACATACTTACTCTTTAAACTTAGGGAGGTATCTTACGGAAATGATTACCCTGTTGATATTGAATGTCCACAGTGTAAATTTAAAAACTCTTTAAATATAGAAATTAATAAACTTCCTGTTAAATACTTGGAAGACGCTGACGCTCTTGCAAATAAAGTAATATTACCTGATTCAGAGGTTGAGGTAGAGTACAGATTCCCTATGGCTGATGATGATGGCAGTTTAACAGATATTGCGGATATGATGGATAATTTATGGAGATTTATAGTATCTGTTGATGGGCATGAGTCTCGAATGGTTATTCAAGGTTTTATACCTAAGACCTCAGGCAAGGATGTATTAACACTTCAAAAGAAAATATTCGGAACAGACTTCGGTCTGCAGACAAAAGTAAACTTTTTCTGCGAGGACTGTAAGGCTGATTCTGAAATTGAGCTACCTTTGACTGCATCTTTTTTCAACGTGAATTAGACGAAATCCTAGGTAGTGACCATTATTTGGAAGAATCGTACCTACTAGTTCACCATTGCGGATTCTCCTATTCAGACGTACTTCAAATGACGTATAGGGAAAGACTTTCCTATTCTAAACAGAGAGTTGAGGAATCACGAAGAGAATCCGAAGAAATGGAATCGATGAAACCTAAATAATATAGAACCATGACTACATTTAACTCATCATCAGTAAACGCTCGACATAACCGACCTAGCACAACCGGCAGAACACTCTTAGAGTTCCATTACCTTAAAAATGGTGTATACGCCGACCCTTATAAGGTACACAGTGTAAATATCTTTGCATTAGGGACTTCAGGGAACGCGGATGAGTTTCTCGATTTATCTGCAGGCTCAACTTTATATGGTCTAGTGGCTAGCTCTATGGAGGCTTCAGGGAAGTCTATGATGGTCTTTAGTGGAAATGCCGCTGAGTCAGCTTACGTAGATGCAGTAACCGCGTCTTCAATATATAAGAAAGAAACAGGAAAATACGGGGTAGTCTTGAAGCCTGGACTAAAATGGGTGGAATTAACTAACGGAAATCATGCAAGCCCTAATACCTACGATTCATCTACTGTAGGTAAATATTTTGATATCTGGACAGTACAGGACCAAAGCGGTGGAGGTAAAGTAACCTATATCCACGAGTTTGAATTATTTGATGATACTATTATATCTCTCAGCGAGCCTTTAATGGTAGACACTAGGCAAAAACTAGCTCAGAAATATATTAATAAAAACTCCAAAGTAGACCTTCAAATTACTACAGAACATACTGTAACTAATAGAAACGTATCAGAGAGTATTAAAAACATATTTACTGATTCTGTAATTAATAACGCAGCCATTAGAATTATTAAATATAAGGACGATGTTAATACTGGACTACCGTATACACAAATACAAGCTTGGACTACTGCAGGAGTGTCTATAACCTCTGGGGATACCATACTTTACAGCTGGGATACTTCGGATTCTGATATAGGAGTTGGAACCTATGAAGTTCAAACTAGCTCTGTTATATTAGGTCAAAATATCTTAAGCGATAAGTTTACTTTAGTAGTACGTTAATATCGTAGGTATAATCCATTTTCTGAACGTTAGCAGCTATATGAGCTCTAACTTCAGAAGGTGTCGCTGCTACTACAAAGTCATTCCAATCCTTGAATTGAGAAGGGGGCTGAACTACGTGAGGGGTACCTAAGTTTTTAGAACGTATTAATCTAAATGCATTCTCTATCCCAACCCGTCCTGCGCTATCATTATCATACGCAAGTATTATAGTTTTCCCTTTTAAGAACTCAAGTTGGGCGTAGGAAAACATAGAGCCTTGAGTACTAGTAGCATTAACCCCTATATTTTGAAGGCTTAAGGCATCTATAGGACCTTCTGTAACTAGTACATAATTTTCAGACTCATCAAAAGGGTATAATATTTCAGAGGATTTAACACCATGCTCTTTAAAGGAAGGGTTTAAGTATTTCATACCGTTGCCGGATACTATTCGTGCTTGAAAATAGTATAACCCATAATTATCCTCGTAAGGGATTATAACTCTATTAATATACTTACCTGAGATTGCGACGTAAAGGTTCGTAGGTTCGATATTCCTAGAGATAGCAAATCTATAAGCTAATTTCTCAGGTAAGGAGCTGGATGATAAACTACTGTGAGTTAATCTCCTAAAATTTTTAATTTCTTTAGATATTTGAGATTTGTCAAGAGCTTGCTGCTTTTCTACTTTTGCAGGTGCATCATAAAATAATCTTTCAGGAGTGTCGAATAATTGTCTGTGTAATAAAACAGAAGCCTCTGAATAGGAAATATCTTCCACAACTGATACCAGCTTTATAAAGTTACCGCGTTCCTGGGTTTTAAAGCATTGCCATAGCCCAGTCTCCAAATTAATGGACATATGCTTTTTGCTATCCTCTGCAAATAAGCTATTTACGATAAATTCGGAAGTTGTTTCAGTATAATTACTGAAATTTTCAATTAAATAATCTTTAATATAAGAAGAGGAAATATCCATATGTTTATCAATACCATGTCACCAAGTAAGCTCAAAACCTATAATGAGTGTAAAAAGAAATACCAATTTAAGTACGTCGATTACCTTCGAGGTATCTACAATGTGAACAGTAATACTGACGCGTTACAGTATGGCTCGTATGTCCATAAGATATTTGAGCTTGGTACTGAATTAGAAACCCTAGAAGAACTTGAAAATCTAGCCGGTGACTTAAGACCAAATTATAAGTTCTCCTCTATAAAAGAAAAGAACCTTAGTTTAATATTAGAAAATTTCTTTGAATTTAATAAGAAGCTCGAAGAGACTATAAGTAATGAAATGATATTCAAAATAGACGTTACCGATGATTATTCCATAAATGGAATTATTGATAGAGTTATCAAAGGCAAGAGTGGTAATTACTTAGTTATAGATTATAAAACCTCTAGAAGACCTACCCCCAAGACCGAGCTTTTCACAGACCCTCAAATGCTAATGTATGCTTACGCAGTAGCTAAGCAATTTAAGGTGCCAATTGACAAGGTTACAGTAGCTCATTATTACCCACACTTAGATAAGCTAGTTTCTGTATGTTATGGGAGAGCACAGGTTTCTGTATTCCTACGAGGTCTAAAGAATAAAATCTGGGAGATACGGAAGAAGAGAAAAACAGATTTAAAAGCTTCTCAAAATCAATGGTGTAACTGGTGTCAGTATAAAGACTTATGTCCCGAATTTG